ATGACATCAACGGCTTGGTCGTCAACAGTGTTATCAGATTGCTCAGCCAGTTTGCGGAGCATGTCAACAATCAATCGCTTCACCTTGTCGCTACCAAGGAACGACATCAGTACGGGACGGATAAGTGCAATCATTGTTCTAAAGGGGTTAAGGGTTTACCAAGGCACACCAGCCGCAGAGACCGGAGTAATTTTCACGTCGATTTGGTTTTGGAGTGCTGCTTCAATCTCAGCAACTTTCTCAGCACCAATTTGTTCTTTGACCCAGCCAACCACAACTTCTTCAGTCAGGTCAGCAAAGGGGGTCGTCACTTCACCGTCAAAACCAAGGGAGCCGTAGGCACCAGCAGAGTAGAACCCACCAGACTCGCTGCTAGGGTCAACCTGATCAGACAGGGCGTTAACGGTGTAGTGAACGGTATAAACTTTGCCATCAGCGACGTTGCGCTCAAGGTTGGCAACTTTCCAAGTAAAAGTAGTCATTGTTTAATAGTTAAGGTTTGGTGGGCCAAACAGGGTTGGCAGGGTCAGCAGTGTTTGCTGGAAGGTCGCGCAATGCTTGACGGTATGCCGTCATTTCTGCAGAGAAACCACCGAGGTCGGGAAGACCGAGATAGTCGGTTTCAGCGAGAAGCCGATTCCGCTCAAATCGCAAGGAAGCCATGCGTTTAGCTGGGACTTCATTTTGAATGCGGTTTTCCCGTTCTTGCTGTTCTTCGGTAGTTAAATCAACAACTGTTTGTTCTTTGGTACTGCAATTGACAATTGTTTTTTTCATGATTTTTTAAATGTACATTAGTTTCCAGTTGCCGCCCGTAAAATTACCGGTGTCTACATAAAATCTAACTTTAGCAAGGGTACCTCCAATGTCTCGCCAGCCGCGAGTTGCCTGTACGGAAAGTTTGTCCGCAGACCAAGCTTCTCCCTCCATTTGGTACACTGTACCGGTTGGGTTGTAAATTCGTGCGTGTCCTGAAACTGTCTGATTATTCCAGTTACCACCACCAAAACGTATGGCAGTAGTATTAGCAGTTACACACGATGCAGAGGTTGAAGCAATTTGTGTTTCACTGGTTTCATATCCAGAATTAAAATAGCCAGCAGATGTACCAAACTGAAATTCAAGTTCATGGGATGTATCACCCGTCACACCTTGCCAAATAATCAGCAACTCACTCCAGTCGCTAGGTAAAGACGTAAATTCAAGGTCAGTCCCGGAAGTAGAAGTAGCAGTTACTTCAGTCCAACCAGCAGCATCTGCCCACTGCGGAGCACTGCCAGAACCATTGCTAGTCAGGACTTGACCGCTTGTGCCGTAGTTTGCACCGCTTAGACCGAAGGCACCAGACTGGGCAATGTGGAGGCGTTCCGTCGGGCTGCTCGCTCCGTCGGCGGTAGTGGAGAACACTAGGCGACCAGGGTAGTCACCGGAGCCAGTGTTTCCGTCAGCACGCGAACTGATATAAGCGAACGAATTTCCTAACGAATCTGTAAAAGCTAAACGTCCGATCTCTGTGGTGTTGTTAAATGGCGCCGTTGCTTGTTGACCACGCGCGATAGCTACATAGCCAGCGCCTGTATTGCCTCCGGCATAACCTTGAACGACCAGCTTTCCGTATTGACCATCACCTGCGGTAGGTGCACTAGACGTGCCAACTAAGAGCCTGCCGGAGCTGTCGATGCGGGCGCGTTCGGCATTGTTTGTCCGCCAAGAAAGCGCGTCTACATTGTTGTCATACCTAATACCTCCAATGTCATTGTCATCAGTGTCGCCAAAATCAATTCCTGCAATGGAAGATGGGGACGCAATGGCCCTAATAAGACAGGTCGAAGCCCCATCCTGCACTTGAAGATTGACAAGTGGGTTAGTAGTGCCAATCCCTACGTTGCCTGCTGCATTGATAACAAAGCGATCTGCTGCATTACTGCTGTCGTAAATGCGGAACAGTTTTGTGCTGTTGCCGGTTTGAGCTAAAAGACGCCAAGTTGCATCAGTGACGTTTGTGTCGGTTAATCCAATTTGAGCGTTTGCACCACTGACGTGCAACTTGTAATCAGGCGAACTAGTCCCCAGACCTAAGCGACCAGAGCTGTCGATGCGGGCGTGTTCTGTTCCACCCCTAGAAAACTTCAGATTAGAATCATTGGAAATATCCCAAGTATTAGTAGTCGAATGATCTAAACGCAGAACAACTTCATTCGAATTTCTGATGTGAACACCATCTACTGCAGGACTCGTCGTACCAATCCCGACGCGACCACTGCTATCAATACGCATCCGCTCGGTTGGCGTTGATGCGCCGTCGGCGGTGGTAGAGAAGACGAGACGACCCGGCATGTCGTTAGCGCCAGGGGTGCCGTCTACTTCGGCGGTAATACCAGCAGCACTAACGAAATTGGTGCCGTCAGACCCTGAGAAAACAACGCTGCCAAGCTGATTGTTATCGACAACACTTGTATGACTACCTACGGTTCCAGACAGACTCTTTGAAAAGATCAATTCTGGTTCAACAGCACCATTCGTACTGAATGAATAAATACCTGCAGTTCCGGTGTTAGCAGTTGTACCTGCTTGTTGAAATAATGGGGTTCTGCCTGCAGAAATTCCGTCAGTGGCTAACGCAGTCGAAGTCCCCAACAGCAACCTGCCGGAGCTGTCGATGCGAGCTGCTTCGGAACCGTCAACATCAAACTGAATACGACTATCAGCAAAATCATTGCCGTCATCAGCCAGCAAAAACAAATTCCCGTTATTACCTGATACTTGTGAAAAAGGAGCACCAGCAGCCGCAGTATCTTGCAACCTTAAAACGGGACTATCATCTGCAACGTGCAGCAGGGTTTGAGGCGCAGTAGTACCAATCCCGACACGCTGATTATTATCAACGGTCATCGCCGTTGTACCATCAGTCGTAAACGTGATAGTACCGTCACTGCCAGTGTCAGACGTTTGAATTTCAGTATCTAGGGTTGCAATACGGCTAGGAGTACCAGCAACGCTATCGACGTAAGCTTTGTTAGCGGCTTCATCGTTAGCACTGGGGTTAGCAAGACCAGTAATGGTATTACCGTTAACGTCAAGGTCACCACCCAGTTGAGGTGTCAAATCAGACACCAAATCAAAAGCAACAGAGCCAGAAGGAATGGTAACAAAACCAGTCTGTTGATCAACCTGGAAAATAGGATCATCAGTTTGATTACCACCAATCTTAAACTTACCGTTGTGATCAGTTACAGCAGTCCAAACTTTACCGTTGTTAGATTCAGTGATCTGTTTGGTTTCATCAGGCACACCACCGTTCTCAGGAAGTGCACGGTAATCAGTACCAGAACCGACGTATTCCATCGTGTGACCGCTAGAAGCGACCTGGGAACGAAGGAAGAACGAAACAGCGTCACCAGCAGTTACTGCACCATCAAGACCAAGGTTTTGGCTTTTGTTATTAGGATTAGGACGGCTAATAGTAAGCCTGTAACCACTATTATCAGTAACAGTACCGCTACCACTACCGACACCAGTAGCAGTAAACTGAACGCCTACGGTATTAGATGCTGCACCAATAGCAGTAAAGTCAGTGTCACCAACAGTAAGAATGGTGTAATCACGACCACTGATAATCTCATCAGCATTAAACGTGTCAGAGCTGCTCAGAATAGGATAGGTGTTACCTCCAATGTCCACAAGCATGTTTGTTTGCGGACGAGTATCTGAACCGTGCCAAGGCAACGGAGTTGCAGTTCTTGGAGTAGGTCCACCGATCCAGAACTCAGTAGCACCATCTGCTGCATCAGCAAGTGCAGTGTCAGTAAAGATAGCGTTAGTAGAACGACCATCAGCAACCAACGCTTGATCACCGAAGTCAGAAGTAGACGCAGCAAGGTTAGCCTGACCACCACTCAAACACTTAATGTGATACTTGTTGAAGAATGCATAGCTGCTAGTAATCTGTGCGTAACCGTTGTTAACAACAAGAATACCAGGACCATTCAGTGCAACGTGGGTGTAGCTGTCAGCCACCATAGACCGCAAGGGACTGTTGCCATCTGGCGTAGCACCATTGATCAACATACCACCGCCAGTAGGCGCAGAGTCGGTATCACCTGCCGCTCCACCGCGAGGACGGTGTGCTTGCAACTGACTGTTATCAATCTCACTGTCAGAGAAGTTAGTGCAATTCTGGATGTATGGAGACTTAACAATGTAAGCACCATCATAGAAACCAAAGTTCCAACCTTGAGTTGTAGGCAGAGTAGCGTCAAGAGTGTTACCGGTGCCAGTACCAGCCTGCATACCGGTAAGCGTCAGGTTAGTAATATAAGAACCGCTGTTCAACTCAAACAAAACGTTGTTCTCAGTTGCAACAGTTGGGTGCACAATACAGCTACGCAGTGCTTGACCAATGATAGAAATGTTACGACGTTTGATTTGAATAGGTGCAATTTCCTGGTAAATACCAGCAGCAACTACAACAATCTTTCCGTCACCCTCACCAGTAATGGGAATCAAAAGACCCGAACCACTACCACCAAGGTCAGAATTACTTGCAGTCAGTACATCTCCAATGGAATACTCTTCAAGCGTAGTTTGTTGAGCAGCACTAAGACTAATAGCAGTAACTGCACCACCAGATACAGTAACAGTAGCTGTCAAACCAGTACCAATACCAGTACCAGAGCTGTGAGTCAAAGGAACATTACTGTAGGTATCATCACCGTAACCAGAACCACCGTCAAACCCAGTAGCAGTTACATCAATTTCAATATGACTATTAATCTGCTCAATAGCAGCTTTGATTGTCTCTTTAGGAGTACTAATACGGTTACCAGTTGCTGCATCATCACCAGCAGCTTTGTCCACATAAACCACGTTAGGTTGTGAAACAAAACCACCACCTTCAGACACAGTTAGCCACGCACTACCACTCCAAATAGATAGTGCACGATTACTGTCATTTTGAAGCCAGGTCTTACCTACTTCCCAATCACCAGTAAGTCCAGGGTTAGTCTCTTGAACAAGGGTGTCAAACCGCTTAGCAGCAGCACTAGCAGTAAAAATGTTAGTATCGGCAGGACTAGGAGAACCTGCATCTTGCTCAGCAAGGTCGATGATGTCACCGGCTTTAATACGGTCAAGATCAACAGAACCTTCACCAATACCAAGGGTAATTGTACCATCTCCATCATCGGTCAAGGTAAGACCGGTGCTATCAACAGCAATATCGCCAGTGATGGCAGCGTCGATCATATCGTCGATCTTAGCCGTCGTAGCGATAGTTGTGTCGTTATTGGGATTAGCTTCAGCGGAAGTAATAATATCTTCTGCTTTAATACGATCCAGATCAACTGAACCAGCACTAATACCAATGGTTACTTGACCACCACTACCAGACTTGTTAAGACCAGTACCATCAACAAGAATATCAGTTTCAATAACGTGATCAATGTAATCCTTAGTAGCTCCAGTAGTAGGAACTGCAACGTCATCATCAGGCATGACATCGCTAGCTGCAGCAAGTTCTGCCTTAGTCAGAGTGTCATTAACTTCGTCTTGGAAACGCTGATCAAGGGCAGCAGTGGTAGCAATAGTAGCGTCATCACTGCGCCAGGCATCAGCAGAATAAAGAGTGTTATCAAAACGATCCCAATAGTTATCGAGAAGGTATTGATACACTTCATCCGTCACACCTTGGCAGTTAGCCTCTTGAATGGCATAACGGAGTTGTTCAAAGTTCTTGTTCAGGTCATCTGAACGAATGGCAGAGCCAGGACTAAACAAAGCACGAATATCATCAATACTCGTGGTACGTCTAATCCTGACGTTATCTACCGAAGATTCGTTGGGGTCAACAGGAGTAGTAGGCAGGGGTGGCGCTGTACTAGTGAACTCAACAATGGTGGGGTTAGCGTCAGTAACTTGCCAGGGATAGGTGGCATCAGTCGTTGCCTTTACGTCCCATTCTTTAGTTGTAG